CCATCACCCATCACTGACTTAGCGAACGTGGCAGTCTGCTTCCGTGATCGAGTTTGCTTTATTCTTCCAGCTTTGAATCGTCGGGGCATAACTGTCAATTAGCTTAGTCAGTAACGCCTATTGTGCCACTAAACACCCCTTTGCAATACTGTCATCTCACACAGCCTGACTCTCGTACAGGTTTCACATGAAACGTGAATGCTCTGGGTGCCAGTCATCAACATCACCAACAACGTCATCCATATCGAATGTCGTAAAGCCCTCACCCGCGCCCAAAAGCCCGTAGTGGCATGCCTCACAAACATGCGACTCCGGCCCCTTATCTGGCTTGTCAGTGTACCTATCGCCACCTGACACCTGAATCCGCTTGTACTTGTAGGCACCGGCTAATCCTCTGACTAGGGTAGTGCATCTAGGATCTATCAGGATAGACGGTCTACCGTTTGACAGGGACCGTAGCTTCTCATCGAGCGCCGTGATCCGCACTTCAAAGTCATTCGTGTGGCATGGCATCGCCTCTTCAAGCCCCGCGAGTCTGAGCATCTCGATGGGTGTCTCGTCGCGGGTCTGCGCCATCGCATCGCCCGCAGGGTCACACCAGACGCTGATCGTGTACCCCGAATACTTCTCGCTGAGTAACCGCCTGACCTCCCTGCCAAATGGCAGTGCGCTGCTGTTGACTGTTACAACCTCCTCGATCACTGACCACTGACCCAGCCCAGTTGACTGCATGATCACGGCTGCGGGTGTCCTACCAAAGTCTATACCAACGACCAGCGGGTAACCTGGAACGGCCTCACACGCGCTCACATGTAGCTGCTCGTTGAAGTCTGGATGTACCGGTCTACCATCAGAGAAGTGTACAAACTCGTTACCGAGGTTCTGACGGACGTAAGCATCACTTACCGCGCCTGAGACCTGATTCATGTAGTAATTCTCGGGTAGGTTGTTGATATTCTCCGCGTTTGGGTTGGGCATCCATCTCCCGCCCTCGTTGGTGACGCCGCCTGGTTGTATCCCAAACCACCACCGATCAGGGTTTTGAACCAGCGCCAGTTGACCTAGCCAGTGGTCCCTATCCGGCGCGTTGCTATCAGCAATCATCATCTGGCGAGAACGTGGCGGGTATCTTCCGGTCCTGCCGAATAACAGGCTGACCAGCGCGTAACGCATCTCTTTCATCTCGTTCACCCAGACCCAACTGCACTGTAGGCCACGAGCCTTCCGCATGTCCTGTTCTAAATCGAAAGCAAGGAACACGACCTGCGCAATAATTTTGGTGCCATCGTTTTTAAAGTAGGTGCAGTTCCAAGTCGGTGACTTCCCCCCAGCGCCGTTGACGAAGGTGCCAATTTCCATGCTGTCCGTCCAATCGCGCCAATCCTTGATCGTCGTGTTCTGGAGGTCAGCGAAGGTGTTACGCGCAATGACGCCTCTCGTTCTGCGAACTGGCATCATGACCCGCTCACCGACAGCGTTGGTGGACAGCTCGTCACGAGGCTCTTGGTTATCAATCAGGTGCAGGCACTCGGCTATACACGCCTGCGTTTTACCTGACCCCAGCGGGCCGATTAAAACCCTGTGGTGGTTTTCATCCCTCTCGGCGTGAAACTGTCGTAGTGTCTCGCCTTGGGGCGCGTACCGTACCTTGATCTCGGGGTTTGGCAGTACGTTTCTTTTTCGCATTGAATATCCTGTCGAATTCTTTGTTGAACCTCTCTCGCTCCTTCACCCGGTCATAGTGCTTACTCATCGTGATCCTCGAACACCCTGTCGAGGAAGTCATCAATGCTCATCCCTGCAAATTTTGAGAGAATAACCACGGCCCTTACGCACCGTGCCTCAATTTCTTCTATCCAAGTGTTCATATCGTCCTCGTCACTTCGCTCGTCTATCATTTAACCTCCTTCTCCATTCCAGTGTAGTCCAGCGTCATCACAGTCCCGAATACTAGCTTGGCCTCTTCCTGGGCATCGCGCATGTCCGGTAGGTACTTGTTCAATAGCTTCATATGCCCAGCGAGTGCGACCTCTATTCGTCTAACCTCGAGCGGCTCTAGCTCGGTTTTTAAGTCCTTCAATTGGTCAATCAGGACAATGGCATGCTGGAGATGACCCTGTTTAGATAACAGTTCACGCAACGAGGTCACGCGAGCCTCTTTTATTTTTTGAGGTAACGTCTGCCCACTTTTCATATCACTCTCCCGCAGGTTGCACAAATTGAGTTATCTACAATCATCAGCGCCCTCCTATCTCTTTTCAAGTAGCCTTTTTTGACAATCAAATCTAGGTGGCATTTTGCGGAATTAGGCGATGCCCAGCCAAAGTTATCAGCTATGTCCACCAACCTGGGTGTGACTCCCTGATTTATCGACTTGTACTTTTTCACAAAGTCGTAAACCTCTTGCTGTCTAATCGTTAGCATTTAATCTCCCTGGCGGTACTTCCCGCTGTATTCAATGCTGCTGCCATCGTTGGCGGCAAAGAGATGTGTGACTCCTTGATTTTCAGATTAGTTAACTCCTCGTATTTTTTAATCCAGAAAGCAGCGGCACGAGCGCCAGCAGCAGCAAGATCAGCATCACGGGCAGAAGTAACGGCACGAACAGCGGCACGAGCAGCAGATACCTTCGCAGCAGCAGCATCAGCATCAGCATGAGTAGCATCACGAGCAGCCTCTAGCTCTTCTAAGCTCACACTGTTATTGTCTGCTAACCACCTCTTAACAAGTTCTATGTGTTTATTTGTCATTAGTTATCTCCTCGTATTTTTTAACCCAGTAGGCAGCATCAGCAGCATCATGAGCAGCAGCATCAGCAGCATCATGAGCAGCAGCAGCAGCACGCGCAGCAACCCAAGCAGCAGATGCCGCAGCAGCAGCAGCGGCACGATCAGCGTCACGAGCATAGGTAGCGACATGAACAGCGGCACGAACACACCTTGCCTGCGCAGCAGCATAGGTAGCATCACCGTGAGTAGCATCACGAGCGGACCTTAGCTCTTCTAGGCTAACGCTGCTATTGTCTTCCAGCCATCTCTTAACCAGTTCAACGTGTTCATTTGTCATTAGTTAACTCCTCGTATCTTTTGACCCAGTAAGCAGCAACGTAAGCAGCTTTAGCAGCATCAAGAGCAGCCGCAGACTCTGCGTAAGCAGCATCAAAAGCGGAACGAGCAGCAGCAAGGGCAGCAGCCTCAGCAGCATCAGCATTAACCTTTAGTGCGTCTACACTAACCACTTCACCTGCTATCCATTTCTTGACAAGCTCTATGTGCTCATTTTTCATTAGTCAGTTCCTCGTATCGGTTAATCAAAAAGCTAATTTCAGAATCCGCAGAGCCTTCAACAGCAGCACGAGTAGCACGAGCGGCGTAGTCGTCCTGAGTGGTTTGAAGCACATGCTGGCGAATCACTTCGTCTTCACGGGCGTTTCGTAGGACCAAAGCCGCGTGTCCGATCGTCCTGTGGTACTCCTCATCAGCAGCATTCGCGCTGTCTTTGAGTTCTCCAAGACTAACGCTGTCTTTATCTGCCAGCCATTTCTTAACGAGTTCTATGTGTTCGTTCATTTTTCTAACTTCCTCCACCACCCTCTCGCTTCACCGCTCTCATCCTGTCACTGAGTCTTTGTGATCGGGACGGTGTTTGCTCGTGCCATTTAGAGTCGAGCATTTCATCTGCTGCTGTTTCGTAATCGCCCGAATCAATCGCGGCCCACATTTTTCGGAAGGCATTAACGCCCTCCAAGCCGAGTTGATAACTCATATGAGTCGTAATCATGGTCACTTCGACGGGGCAATCATTAAGCGAAGGGTGCGCCTCGATCAGCTTGCTGACCATGCCAGGGAACCTATGACTGACAACCATCCTCGATTCATATTCGCTCAACCACGTAAGCCCGTGTCCGATTGTCGGGTTGCCGAGTGAGTCGTCATAGATTTCTGATCGAAAACCTTCTTCCTCACAAACAGCATCAATCTCAGCTTGCAAAATTTCTTTAGGGTCCATTACCAAACTCCTCTCGTCCAACCGCCAGCCCTGACCCCAGCATAAAAAATACTTGCTTGGAATTTTGAATAGCCTCTAGCGATCAACATTTCCTTGAATAACTTGTCGCATATTTTTCTCGTTTCCCATCTCGTCGCATATAAGTGATCATGGACGACTGCTGGCTTTCTGCTGCGCCCTGTTTTCTGAAATAGGTTTCTCATGCCCCACGGAATGCTTGCTAAGTCTGTTTTTGCCCCAGCCGGAACCCTGACGAAGCTCGACCCTTCGTAGGTAAAGCTATTGACGACCTCAAACACTCCAGGCTCATCGTCTAGGGTTCTAAGAACAAGATCAGTAAATTCACCCTTCATTTGGAGTCTCCTCTGCCGAAATGCATGGCTTCGTTTTTTGTAAGTCAATGTGGACGTTCGTACTAGCAAACGGGTTCCCGTCTACGTCAACTGACCCCGACAATGCAAATGAGCCGCACTCGTTATCATCAAACTCAAGTCGATCAAATAAAGACCTTCCTCCATCAGTAGAACTGCAGCCCGACAGCATGATCGCCGCCAGAAGTACAGGTACAAAAATTGCCGTTTTTCTTACCTTTTTCATGATGCCTCCAGTTCCTTGGTCATTGC